GACGGTAGATACATAGCAGATAGTGCTAGACCAGATACAATAGAAGAGCTTAGAAGAATGGGGTTAAGAATAGAGGGCGCTAATAAGCACCTCAAATCTAAGAATCAAAAAGGCTCAATTATGACCGGAATAGATATTCTAAAGAGATATAAGTTATTCTTGGTTGGTCCTAACCTGGTTAAAGAATTTAAAGCATACAAATACAAAGTAGATAAGCAGACAAATGCACCTATCAATGAGCCTGTTGATTTTATGAATCATGGAATAGACGGTGTTCGATATGTTGCTTTGAATAAGCTGAAAACAAATAACAGCGGTAAGTATGTATTTGCTTAACAAATAGAAATCAAAATTGTTTTATAGATATGATACCAAAGAATTGGAATAAAGTACCATTAGATAGATTCGTTCACTATTTGGAGTACATAGATGAAGAGCCAGAAACAATAGAAGAGCGATTTGATCTATTATACAAAAGAACTTGCGCTATCTTAGATTGTACTGTAGAAGAAGCTAGAAAGTTGTCTATAGAAGATCAAAAGAAACTAACAAAGCTTTTTAATACTCCAATGCCGACTTTACTACCGTTAAGCTTTAAACACAACGGGAAGAGATATAGACCGATAATAAAGATCAAAGAATTATCTGGCGCTAAATACACAGCAATAAAGAACGCAGCAAAGAGAGGTACTAAAGACAATCTACATCAGATTCTATATCTAGCTTGTGATGAATACAGATTTGGCTTTAAAAAGAAGTTCCCGTTCATTGGTAATTATAGAGTAGAGCCAAACGAAGAAGAAGTAGAACAGGGTATTAAAGACTTTAAAACGCTTCCAATGGAAGTTGCTAACCCAATATCAATTTTTTTTTTGACGCTCTCAAAGAAGTTGAACAACCTTTTAAGCGATTATTCAACCGAAATAATGAAGAAGATGATAGTGGAAATGTCGGAACTTCAAGCGAGTTTAGAAGCAGATATGGATGGCTCACAGTAATTGATGCAATGAGCAACAACGACCCGACTAAATGGGAGTACTTTGAACAAATGAAATTAATACCGTTTTTGCAGATGTGCGTTTACTACCATGATAAGCAACAAGATATAAAACAACAAAGAGAGATAGCAGAGAGAAACAGAAGATAGATGGCTGAGAAGTTTACAATAACAGAAGGAATAGATAAAGACTTAGTAACTGGGTTTGCTATTACTATTGAAAAAGCTATTGAAGCATGGGGTAGTGAGTTTGAAGAACAGCTTAAACTATCATTAGCAGAAGAGGGATATTCTAATTCTGCTTTATCCAAGTCTATTAGATTCTCAGTTACTCAAATCTCTGGCGGTCAAGTTAGATTTCAATTGTTCTTTAATGAATATGGTAATTATTTAGATGAGGGTGTTCGGGGTGCTGGTGGAGCAAGAAAGACAACAAGTAAATGGAAGAAGTCTAACAACAAGGGTAAGATATGGAGGCAGAAAGCACCATCTTCGCCATTTACATTTAGAGATAAACGTCCACCATTGTTTGATTCATCTGGAAGCGGAATAGAACCATGGGCTAATAAAAGAGGTTTAAACAAGTACGCAGTGCAAGAGAGTGTATTTAGACAAGGTATAGAACCTACGTATTGGTTTAGTAAAGTAGTAGATGAAGATTACACAGAAGGATTAGTAGAAATGTTAACAGAGATTGGAGCAAGCCAGATTGAATTAGGCTTTGTAAATGCAATTAAAAAAGGAACAGCGGAATAATGGCAATAACAGTAAGAACATATCCAGAGAGTTTTAACCCTGTCTATAATAGAATTGAAATGAGTTGCACTAGCTCTAATGTAGCTTCTGCTAATTTTAGATTTGTATTTAAGCTTTATATTGAAGATAACTTAGAAGCTACATTTAAAGTTAATCCAGATCCAGATAATATTGGTTATATTGATGTTAGTAGATTCATAGCTTCATTTATAGTAGAAGCAATTCAAGACCCAACTTCTACTAATATGTTTGAACACTCTATAGATACACCGGTTAGAAAGTTCAGAATAGACGTTGTAGAAGAATTTGGAACACCACCGGTAGAACAAGAAGAAGGGGTTGTAACTGGAGATGATGTTTATGCTTGGTCTGCTTCATTCCCAACACATGATTGGATAGATCAAAAGAATGAATCTACTGCTTTTAATACTTGGCTTAGTAATACTATTAATGGGGCGAATGTAGAATTTTTAACAAACTACAAAACACCGAAAGTATCTATTAATGATGCTGGTTGGATAACTCTTTTAGCTTCTACAACGTCAACAGTGGATTATGTTAAGATAGTAACAAAAGATAGTTCAGGTAGTACACTACAAACTGTTCAAGTAAATAACCCGCTTACAATGACAACGACTGAAGCGAGAATGACAGATATAGCATTCGCTCCAGAGACTTTAAATAATTATAGTGGTGCTTTCGTTTCAGGCGCTCAACCGATTATCACTAGCTCGGTTGCTACTTATACATTTCAGATATTTAGTTCATTGAATCAACCGGTAAGTGAAGAGATAACAGTAACAATAGAAGAGCCTTGCAAGTTCGATCAATATAGAGTACATTTTTTAAATGAGTTAGGTGGGTTTGATGCGTTTAACTTTCAGGCGAGAAGCCAAGAATCTAGTACAGCAACTAGAAAGAAATATACAAGAGCTAAGAACTACTTCGATACTAACGGGGCAGTAGAATGGAATCATAGAAGAAACGGGACTAGCGATTATTTAGTGAAGTCAAGAGATAAAGTAAAACTAAGAACAGATTGGCTAGATGAAGCTACTCAAACTTGGTTAAAAGAATTAATAGAAAGCCCGTTGGTTTATTTAGAGTTTACAGACTTACAAGGCAACCAAGCTTTTAAACCGGTTTATGTATTAACCTCTAACTGGACTAAACAAGATTTAGAGATAGATAAGTTATTTAAACTAGAAATAGATATTGACTTAGGTCATGAGAATTTTAGACAAAGAAGATAATGAATAGAGAACAGCTATACATTAACAATCAATATGTACCATTGACAAAATCTATCAATGCCGCATTAACTAAGTCTATAACTGATGTAGAAAACCCCGACAAGAGGAAAGCAACTTATTCAAAATCTACTAGAATACCAAACAGCCCAGAAGCTCAAGAAGTATTTGGAGCTATATTTGAAGTCAATTTATCAGATGGTACATTCGACCCAACAGTAAAAGCGGATATTCTTTACAAGGTAGATGGACAAGATATTCTGTCTGGTTATTGTCAATTGAAAGAAATCATCTTCAGGAATGAAGTAGATATAGACTACAATTTAGTTTTATTCTCTGATCTAGCCAACATATTCAAAGATATGGGTGAAGAAGAACTGATTGAATTATATGAGTTCTCAGATACCACTAACGAGCTAAAGAGATGGAATCACTTATTCACTAAAAACATTCAAGCGTTAAGTTGGGCAACTTCGGTTTATGATAATCTAGTAGCTTCTTCTATTCCGTTTGCTTTGGGAACTGGTTATGTTTATCCATTGATTAACTATGGAATGACACCGAATCTAAGCAACTTTGATACTACTCAAATGTCTTGCGCCCTTTATACTAAAGAATATGTAGATGCTATCTTTGCCAAACATGGATATACTTATACAAGTACATTCTTTGATTCAACATATTTTAAAAGTCTAATTATACCAAGTTCGCCAAGAAGCTTCCAATTAGATGAAACAGAAATAGCAGATAGAGAGTTTAGCGCTAATACAACGGAGTTTCAAAACGGCACTACAATAAGTGATAACTTGAATAAAGGGATGAGTTTCACTACACCAGAGATATTAAAATTCACCAACGAGTTATCAGATGCCGGTGGTAACTATAACCCAACAACGGGAGTTTTTACAGCAGTTAATACTGGTTATTATGATTTTGCAGCTACAGTAGATTTATCCGCTACATTTACGCCAACTACTGGAAGTTCTGTAGTAATGACTTCTTCTATTGAAGGTAGACTTGAAATCTATGTAGATGGAACACTAACATCTTCTGAGCCGTTTTACATTAAGTATGATGATTATCCTTCTACTTATACAACGGGAGCAAGAACAACAGATACAAGTCCAACGATAACATCAAACCAAACAACAGAGGAATATCTAAGAAACACTTCTACATTCTTTTGGGAAGTATCTAACCCAGCACTAGAGAGCGCTTCAATTAGAGTATTAAACCCACCGAATAGATACCAAGTTGTGTTAAATAACGTTCTAGTAACTACTGGAACAACTGTAGACGTAAGATGGAAAGCTAGATACACTGGACTAGCAACGCAGAACGATCAAATGTGTAAAGATGCTTTCAATACATATTACACCGCAGAAGCTAAATTAAATTGTTCTGTTGGTTCGTTCTTTTCAAAGGTTGTTAATAATTCAACACTAGTACCAGGCAATACTTTAAAGACTTCAAAGATAATCCCGAAAAACGTTAAGCAGAAAGACTTCTTTATGGGATTAGTCAAGATGTTTAATTTATGGATTGATGTAGACCCACTAGATAATAAGAATCTACTTATAGAGCCAAGAGAGGACTTCTTAGGAACTGATGTAGTAAACATTCAAGAGTTATGGGCAATTGATAGAGATACTATTGACAAGCCTATGGGTAAGCTAGACGCAACAGATTATCTGTTTACTTATACACCGGATAAAGATTACTTCAATGAGAAGTATACCGCAGATTGGAAAGAAGTTTATGGTCAAAGAGAGTTGAAATCAACTAATGACTTTGTAAACAAACAGAAGAAAATACAGCCGATATTCTCACCAACTCCATTAGTAGCTTCTCCGAATAGCGACAGAGTAATGTCTACTATAATTGAGTTAGACGATCAGAACTTTCCGAAGTCAACAGAGCATAGAATTAGAATATTATACTACGGTGGTTTAAAGAATTGTTTTGATTCTTGGAATCATGTAGAACAAAGATTGTATTGGCCTTATCAATATGATGCTGATACTTATGGAACTTACCCATACGCCGGTCATTTTGATGATCCATTTAACGCCACTGAAGATATTAACTTTGGTCTGGTTAAAGAAGTCTATTATGATGATAATATAAACCAGATTCAAGTAACCGATAACAATCTAGTTAATAAGTATTATGCTATTCAGATGCAGGCTTATACATCAAACAATAGTAGAATAAGAACTGGATGGTTTAACGTTCAGCCGAAAGATTTTGCAGAATGGACGTTTGATAAATTGTATTGGTTTGATAATTCATATTGGAGATTAAACAAGATTTATAATTATAACCCAACTGGGGAAGAGTTAACTAAATGCGAGTTTCTTTATTTAGAAACAGCTAATCCGGTAACAACAGAAGAGAGAGATATAATAGGAGATGATGAAACTTATAACTCTAACACGAACTGGACTGTAGGAACGTTAGACGGAGATGAAACAAGCCCAATAAAAGGAACACAGACAAAGAATAATCCAAACGGAAATAATACTTCTGGGGAAGGTGTTAGAGTAGTTGGAGAAGGAAACTATGTTTCACCTACCGCTAGGTTTGTAGATATTCAAGGAGATGAGAACCAAGTTTACAACGAAGCGTTTAATGTTAAGATAACCGGTGGAGATAATAATATAATAGATGCTGGTGTTTATAACGTTACTTTAATCAATACATCAGATTTAAAAGTAGAAGAACCAAATGTAACTTATATTGGGGGTGTCAAAGTTGAGCCTGGTTCAATTGGTTTGCCAAGTGATGTTGAAGAAATCAGCGCAGATACAACCTATCAGCCAGATGTGAAAGCTTATGTTGTAGACACTTCTTCAGCGGATATAACAGTAACATTTGATCCAACCACTTTAGATTATATTGAAGGGGGAATTTATTATATCAAGAAAGACGCTTCAGAGAATCAATTAATAATTGCAGGGGGTGGAGCAACAATAGACGGAGATACAGATATAACAATTATAAACGAAGATACCACTATAGCTTTAATGTGGGATGGTTCTTCTAAATTTCACATAGTATAATGAGCTACATAAAAGATAGACAAGATCAGTTCGGGGCTTTTGGTGAGCAAATAACAAGCCACAAAACGCCTATTGTTCAGATTGCTAACAGGTATCAAATAGACCCTGCGGAGCTAAATGATTTAGAGATATTTGAAGCAACGGGAGGAAGCGCAGATAATAACGGGAATTTATTCAGATGTCAAACAGGCACAAGCGCTGGAGGTTACGGAGTATTAAGATCAACAGAAACATTAAACTACAGACCAGGACAAGGGGTTGAAGCTCAATTAACCGCTAAATTTACTACGGGCGTAGCGAGTTCTTTACAGTTCGGGGGCTTGTTTTCTTTAACTGAAACTTTAGCCTTTGGATATGATGGTACTTCTTTTAGTGTTCTTCATTCTTATAATGGAGTTGCAGAGGTTCAATTAATCACAGTCACAGCAACGGGGGCAGGAACTTGCACTGTAACACTGGACAATGATTCTGTAGGAATTACAGTAACAAATTCAAGCGTACAAGAAAACGCAGACGAGATCATAACTGGATTAAAGGGTAATGCTACAATAAACGGGAAGTGGAGATTCGACCAAGTAGATGATATGGTATATTGTATATCTAAAAGCGTTGGGAATAAGACGGGAACTTTCTCAATAAGTGGTGGAGTTACTGCAAGCATAGTTGAACAAACCGCAGGAGTAGACAAAACGGACGGACACATAGCACAAGCGTCTTGGGATTCTGCTCCATTCTCTGGATTCGACCCGACACAATTAAACGTTTATAAAATTCAATTTGGTTATCTAGGTGCGGCAAATATTAATTTCTTTATCTATAATCCTAATATAGGGGAGTTTGAATTAGTTCATACTATTAAATGGGCAAACACTCATACTGGCACAAGTTTAGGAAGTCCTAATCTTAAAGTAGGTTGGACGGCCGCAAGTTTAGGAAGTACAACTAATTTAACTGTAGAGGGTGCGAGTGCTTCAATAATGTTAGAAGGGGACGAGGTTATCAAGAACAATACTTTTGCAGATGTTGACACGGTATCTAGTGTAGGAAGTGCGAACTTTACAAACTTAATTACTATTAAAAATAGAGTTGTTTATGGTGATCGTTTTAACTTAGGGAAAGTATTTCCTTTATTGGTGTCAATAGATAACGAACACAACAAGGGATTGATAGTTGAAATATTCAGGGATGCAGATGTAGCAGGTGTTCAAAACTTTCAATTTGAGGATGAATATAATTCAATCGTAATAGCAGATAAAACAGGTACAACCGTAACCAATGGAACATTAATAGATGCCTTTGTAGTGGCTGCAAATAGCTCAGAGGTTGTTGATTTAACACAATTAAAAACAGAGTTGCTACCAGAACAAACGTTTGTAATAGCTGCTAAAACAGTATCAGGAACGGCAACAAATACAACAGTAGGTATAACTTGGAAAGAAGAAAAATAAGATGGCAGAGAAAGCACAGATATTACTAGACATAGAAGCGCAAGGTGCTGCGAAAACTCTTGGGGAATTAGAAACAAGAGCGGAAGCATTAAACGAAGCTTTAAAAGATGCTGCGATAGGTTCAGAAGAATATAAGAAACTGAATCAAGAACTAATAAACACATCTAAACAGGTCAAGAATTTAGAGCTTGGATTTGAAGCTTTAGATGCCGAACAAGTTGCCAGTGAGGTCGGGAGTGTTGCCGGTGCAATCGGTGATGTAGCTACTTCAATGGTTTTACTTTCTGGCGGTAATGAAGACTTAGCAGAAATGGCTGAGAGAATTGAAACTGCTCTTGGTGTATCAATGGCTTTAAAAGGTTCTATTGAAGGTTTACAGTCTGCTAGAAAGCTTTGGAATGATGCAATGGCTAGAGGTAATAAGATTAGCCAAATAGCGATAGCACTCCAACAGAAATTAGCAGCAGCAAGCAAAGCAGCACTTGGTGTTTGGGCTTTAGTTATCACAGCGATAGCGGCAATAGCAGCGGCTTTTTTAAGTTGGGAAAAGAATGCAACCGCAGCAGAAGTAGCACAAGAAAAACTAAACGAAGCAGCACAAGCTGGAGCAAAGGCAGCAGGTGAAGAAGAAGCTAAAGTTAGAGTATTAGCCGCAACATTAACAGACGCAACCGCAAGCACTGAAGATAGAAAGAAAGCGCTAGATGAGTTGAATGCTATTATGCCTAATCATATTGGATATATTAATGAAGAAACTATAGCAACTGGAGAAGCTATAGAAATGATTCAAGAGTATATTAGAACGGTTAAACTCAGAGCAGAGTTGGCAGCGGCAGAACAGATACTTCAAGAAGGTATTGCTGAAAGAATGCGTTTGCAATTAGAGATCCAGCAAAAAGGAGCAGATGCTAATTCTGGTATTTATAAAGAAGCTATTGAATTTCAAAAGCAAGCAGAGAATGAAATGATTAAATACATCTCTGGCTTACAACAAGAAGTTAATGCTTTAGACCAAGTTAATGAAGTTCAGGGTAAAGTTAAAAAGGAAGTAGAAGAAACTACAGAGCGTTTTGAAGAGAATACTAAAGCAACAAAAGATAATACAGAAGCACAAGAAGAAAACAATCAAGCGATAATAGATAAAACACAAATCTTAGCTGAAGTTGAGAAGCTTGAGAATGAATATCTTGATGGACAATTAGATAGACAGCAACAAGAATTAAACGCTGTTGAAGATAAGTATTTCGGAATAATACAAGAAGCCAAACAAAATAACATAGATATAGCACTACTTGAAGAAGCAAAGCAATTCGAGATAGATGAAATTAATGCTAGGTTTGAAGAAGAGAGAAGATTAAAAGAAGAAGAGAGGTTAGCCAAAGAAAGGGAGCGAGCGCAAGCCCAAGCAGACGCTATGGTTCAAATGGCTATAGATGCTGAGAATAAAATTCAAGAAGAACGTGAGAGAGTTAGACAGTTAACTATTCAAGGTGCGCAAGACTTATTAAATGCCACAGAGAAACTTGCTAACTTCCAATCTGCTAAAGAGCTAAAGAGAGCTAAAGAGAAAGTTGCTAGAGGCGAGAAGTTAACCAAAGCCGAGATTAAGAGATTAGAACGACAAGATAAAATAAATAAAGCTTTTGCGGTTGCTCAGATTGCAGCGGATACTGCTAGAGGTATTGGTGCTGCTATTGCTGCCGGTGCTCCTATTCCGTTTCCAGGTAACTTAGGGGCTATCGCTTCGGGTATTGCCGCTGTAATCGCTGGAAGTGTTCAAGCGGCTCAAGTATTGGGTGAATCTCCAGATATACCAAGTTTGCCAGAAACTAGTGCAGATGTATTTGCAGAATCTACAGATAATGCACAAGGAACGCCAAATGTAAATGATTTCGGTTTTGGTTCTACTTTATTGAATCAACCTGGAAAAGTTTATGTAGTTGAATCTGATATAACAGATGCTCAGAATAGTGTATCAGTTGTAGAAGCCCAAGCTACATTTGGATAGAAAAAACCCCCGAACCATTAAACGAACAAACTGGAACGGGGGGCTAGTTAAAATTAAAAGCAATCAAATATACAAAAAATAGTTTACACTTTCACAACTAGATTGTTTTAATAATGTATGGATGAAATTAAACTACCACCACCAGGCTCATTCGCTTGGTTAATGTACGACACCGGAGAACTAAGAATGATTAGAGTAGATCATTTGTATTGGTGTGATGAGCCAGATGAAGAAGGATGGAATGTTCTCTACGGTGAAGAAGAATATTATTTAGAATCTATTAGGATTATAGAGAATCCAATCATAGCAAATTAACAAAAAAATAAATTAATTGTTTTAAAGATATGGAATTAATAAAATTAGAATTACCATCAGAAGAAGAAATAGAGTTTCAAATTGCTTTAGTTGATGAGCCTGCAATAGAATCAGATTACATGGTATTCAAAAAAGAACGTGAAGAAAGATATTCATTTAAAGA